ATAGACTGGAAAGGCAGGGGGGGTAGAGCCTGCTGCTAAAAAAACGCCTTGTGAGCGTGATCCCTTGGATGAGTTACACCTCTTGCAACAAGCGACCATATTCTCAAGGCTCATAGGATCTCCTCCGGACTTGATGCTTACTATGTGGTCTACGGTAGTCGCATCCTGACCGCAGTAGTAACAAACGTAGCCATCTCGAGCTAACACAATTAAACGCTGTTTCTTGTATGCGTTGCTTACCCTTGGATCGTGTCTACCTTGTACCATCTTAATAATGACCAGTCATTTTATGATGAGCTAAAGCCTTACAAGGTTTACCGTACCTATGTGCTATGTACTTAAGTCCTAGGTCTATCTGTATGTATGGATCCTTAGCCTTAAGCTTAAGCAGCTGAGGTATCCCGTACGCAGTGGACTTAGGGTTATCGGCTCTTGGATTCCATTTACTCTCGAGATCCCAGAGCAGCTCCAAGCATCGATACTCTTTAGCGTTATGTAGCTTTATATGTGCATATAGTTTGTAGTTATTAATATCTCTTGCAGTACTTACCGCTATTGACTGAGGCATATTGGTAAATAGCAATAGCCCGGCCACAAGCACCAGACTACGCCTGCGAGCTATCCGCCTCAGCGGCTCGCCTGCGAGTATGGAGCGTAGCCGATAAGTCAAGTTACTAGCGAGTATGTGGATAACTCGAGCGTACTTAGAGCGTGTCCTCCACACCTTTACCCTGCCTGTGGATAACTCCTGTGGATAACTATTTAGCATCTTTACCCCATCCAGTACCCTTAAAGCTTACGCCCGGCACTGAGTAAACTTGCCTCATCGTAAGGCCGCAACATAACGGCGCTACGTTTTCACCTATTGGCGCGATGGTTTCATATCGGATATTGCAGCTTATGCACTCGTACTCATAGCTCGGCATCTTTAGGCTCCTCGACCATACATACGCCTATAACTCCGCACTTAGTACACTGCAAGGTCTTAACGTATGGCGGCAAGTTATCGGTGATAATGCGCTCGATCTGGTCCGTTATTTTCTTACACGATCTGCACTCGTATTTATATGTAGTCATCCTCGGCAGTCCTTACATAACCATAGTACGACCTCTTTACCGGTATCGGTAATACTGAGGCCGCCGTCCTGTCTTTGTAGCTTGTTGCACCCGTCGCACTCGACCGCTAAAGAGCTGGTCACGTCGCCGTTATCGTGGATCGTCGTGGCTATACCTTGCTTTATAAACGTCATTTCTCCCATTAGAGCTTAACCGCCTTATCTATGTGTAGGAGCCCTACCTCTTTGTCGATCGCTGGCCCGTTATCTACGGTGCTCGATGGTAAGCGCTTAGTAGTCCAAGTAACTTTAATTATTCGTAAGTTAAACGCGTATATGCCTTTAGGCGTTGAGTTAATATAAAACGGCGTAAAGCCGAGATCGTTAGCTCGATTAACTAGAGACTCGTATTTATCCTTTTCGAGTATGAGCTCGTCGTAATGAGTATGCCGGCATTTAAGCTCTATCGTGAGCTTATAGCCGTTACTCGTTGCATCGATGTACTCGTAGACGTGCTCGGACTTTTCGAGATCCTCTAAGTATGTGGCCTTAATGTAATCAAAAAGGCCCTGCTCGGTCATTGTTGAGTTTTCCATTTACCGTCGCTGCCTAATACTTGCCATAGAGGGTCGCACTGCGTATTTTTGTTATTTTGAGTGCATCGCCACGCGGCCCACGCTTTACCGGTCTTAGCGCTTGTACCCTCAGCCCATACTCTCGTACCGTGTACGCATCGAGGAGGCTCAGCCGGTAACTCACCGCCTAGCCCTTGTTGGATCTCAGCTATAGCCGTAGCCATAGTCGGTATGCCCTCGTTACTAGCTTTAATACTCCAAGGATCCGGATTAGCGAGCGCGGCCTCTACCTTTTGCATATCTTGTACGGTAGGCCGAGCGTGTTCGCTTGGCGTTAAAAGGCCGATAACTCTACCGTAGGCGCTAGTTATGCAGTCCTCTATAAACCATTTTTTCATATTTTGCGGCAGTGTCGCCACGTTGCCAAACGCATAATCTACGGCGCTTGGTACTGCATCCTCGTACTCACGGTACGCCTCAGCCTTTACAAGGATCGTACCCTTTTCTAGGTTTATGTCCTCGATGTATGCGATTAATCGCCCGGATGGAAACTCAGTTCTAAAACGCTTTATCCGGCTATTTACGTCCTCGTAGTTATCCATAAATCCCATTATCGGACCAAGCCTTTATCCTTGAGAGCCTGAGCTATCGCTCTACCTCTTAGGTAACCCTCGCTATGGCCCTCGCGGTATCCGAGTGTGTAAGCAGCTTTGATAAACGCTGCCATAATGCCAGTAACGGCAAAAACTATTAAAAAGTCTGCACTATTCATATATCGCCCTTTGTTAAGGCCGATGAGGCTACTACCCGAGTAGCCCTCTCGGCGTGTGTAGTATCAGTATGTAGGCAGATACCGACATATGGCAACTACTGCGCGAGGCGTGTCTCTAATAAAATCTCGTAAATCTTGTCTATTTTGGCATCCATACGCTCTTGCTTAGCCTCGATGTGATCTATACGGCCGCGTAGGTTATGTCCACCGTTACCGTCCGGCTTTAACTCGGATAGGTAGAACTTAACAAAGTGTCGGATAAGCCCAGCCCCCAGCCCCAAAATAGTAAAGCTCCCCAAAGCTATACCAACTGCGAGCTGAGCCGTCTCCATTACTTAGCGCCTACGCCTAACTGCTTCTCCGACGGTTGGATAGCTTTAAGTAATGGCCCGATTAGCCCAGCGATAAACGCATTAGCTAATACTTTTGGATCTGTAATACCGGATAAATACAAAGCTCCTACGCAGGCTGCAGCTGAGCGTAGGTATGACTTACCGGCTGCGATTAATTGCTCTTTCATTATTACTCCCTAGTGCCCTTAGAGATTTGTCTAACTATAAACCTAAACTCTCGATTAAGGCTTTAGCCTTGGCCGATGAGATTTCTACCTCAAAGTGCATATCGTCCGGCCTGCTCTTAAAGTCGCCGCCCCACTTGAGGCCGTATTTCTTAGCTAGAGCTCGTAGCATTGGTATTTTCTCAGCCGGAAACGTACCGGCCTTACCGAGTGGATGCTTTGTAGCGTTAAGGTCGATAGCCGTACCGGAGGAGTGGCAGCTCAAACGGTCAGTAGATCCTCGTACCATCCTAAAGGCGTAGCCCCAGTCATCATATGTACCCTCATCGATTGGCTCGATCAGTGTATGAAACTCGGCAGCAAAAGCGGCCAAGAGTGGGCCCACACTCTCGGCACACTTAAGTTTACGATCCGTACCTTTTACCGGGTAAGACTTTATTTTTATCTCATCCGGATCTTTAGAGGCAGGGTAGCCGTTATAACTTTTTAACGCAGACAAAATTAAAGCCCCTTGGGCTTTGGCTTTTCATAATTCCACTCGGCAATATAGTCACCGAGCCCATCGCCGTCATTTTGTAAAATAATGGTCCCATCAATAAACGCATCTGAATCGGCAAGCTCCGGATATGCGGAAATAATTGTTTCGTATAGTGTCATTATGATCTAACCCCTACTCCTGTCATCCACGTCTGCGAGGCATTTGCGCCCTGAATTACTGGCGATGAGCCGCTCATAAATACGTACATCTCCATATAATCGGTAGAGCCGTTAAAATAAGTGACAATACTACCGCCCATATAAAGATCGGTCGAAAATCCACCGGTAAAGCTCTTATAATAACTGCCATTTTTGTAGGCATAGATAACGCCAAACGCTGAACTTTGCGTAGCTACCATACCAAAAGTTATTACGTAATATCCGGCTACGGTTGGAGTAAAGCGACTTGAGGCAAAATTATTATTAGTGTCGAACTCCTCCGTACCTAGATTTACTTTTGTAAAAGTATTAGTCGAGATACTTTGATTAGATGCCGCATAAGCTGAAAACGCAGGTAATGTACTAGAGGCAGGAGTAGACCATTTTAGGCCAGTACTCTCGGCTGAATCTGCTACTAATACTTGACCATTTGTACCCACGCCTAAACGTGAAAAAGTATCGGCTCCAGTACCGGCAATTAGATCACCTTTAGCATCGATCGCGGTAGCCATAGAGTTAGTAACTGTTACGGTGCCGCTTGTACCACCGCCTGAGATACCTGTACCTGCAGTAACACCGGTAATATCACCGGCTGCATCGGTAACCCAAACAAAATCCATATCGGTATTAGAGTTTTTACTTAATACCTGCCCGGTAGTGCCACCTTTAAGATCAAGTAGCGAGGCATCGATAGAGTCACCTAAGGCCTCGATAGCCGTAGCTCCATCTTTAACGAGGTCGGTAGACGTAGGTACCGGCCATCCAAAATTAGGCGTAGTAGTTGCCATTAGGTTAAACCTCCAAAAGCATTTTGCCAGATAAGAGTAGCATTTACACCCGTCCATATTAGGGATGGTGGGGTAACTGTTGCCCACTGTGGCGCGACCAGTGAGAAATCTGTAGGGCTTAGAGTAAGGGTTAGATCGACATAACCCGGGGTAGCCTTTATAGCAAACCCCTCTACAAAGCCGTTAAACGAGCCGTTAAACATATTAATAGGTAGGTCATTGATAACCATCGGCTCGCCAAAAAAAGCGTCTATGAGCTTGTCTCGTTCGGCATCGGGTAGCTCGGAGTTATCGAGCCTAAAGGTAATGCTCTGTAGTTGCTCTCGAGGGATAGCTCGGAGCCCTAGCTCTCGGTTCATAAGCGTATTTACATCGGCTAAGTTATGGAGGTTAGTAGTTACGGCTCTTTGATAGCGGCCATAGTTAGCGATCGAGGTAGCATCAAGGGCCGTAGCTTGGCTCGCGTAATTGTTGCCATAGTTAAATACTAAAGAGTTACGGATCTTGCCTATTTGTAGGATCGTTTTAACCGTAGAGGGAATAGCATAATTAGCGGAAATAGTCGTATAACCGTAAGTCGATAGATACTGCGTACGGTGATCTGTATCGGCATAACAAACGCGGCCGGCCTTGTCCTCGTATATCTGCCCTTGTGCGCTTTGTGCTATCTGAGCGCAGAGGTTATAGCTGTTAGCCGGTTCAGCTGATCGAGAAATCATCTCGTATAGTCCGGGCTGATCGATCTCGCCTAGCCCTACGTTTTCTGCATTAGCCCACGTAGTCGTAGGGTCATAGTTAAACCATTGTAAAGCCGGGGCTACCTCAAACCACGAGTTAATAAGCAGCTCGTTTAGTATGTCGTAAATCTGGTTGCCGTCCTCATCCTTAGCCAAGGCATCGGGAAATAGGGCTTTAGTAAGTTTGGCGAGAGATCCTACGGCTAATATATTACCGATTGTTATAAAGCCGATCTCCTCAGGCGAGCGTACCGATATACCAAAATCGGAGACCTCACCGCCAAAAACGGGTACGTAAGTACCGGCACTATTCTTAAGCTCGAGGGTTAAGGCATCGGTTACGTCAATATCAAAAGGTGAATTATCGAGGTTAATAATCTCCATACGTGCGTAGCCTGCGTTGCACTGTAGATCGATATCATCGCGGCCCGTAGCCATATTAACGGATAGGACGTTATCGTAAACGGTAGTACCTACGGTGATCCTCCACTCAGGGAGCCAAGTACTCATATCGCATATACTCCCGAGCCCCGGTTTACTGAGGTACCTCTATAACTCGACTGGTTAAGAATATCCTCGACTGCTCTAGCGATAGCCTCAGGGTCTCCTATACCAGTATTAATTGTTATGTCTACGCTTGAGCTTGATCCACCTCCGGCAGCGCCACCGCCCATAACACCGGTAGGTAACTCCTCTCGGGCAATAGCAAAAGGTCCCATAGTCGTAGACGGTCCACCGGGTTTAGCCCAGCTAGGAGGAGTAAAATTAGGTACCGGAGTCCCTATTAGAGGATCTTTAGCATTTAATAGCCCTAGATATTGTTTAAGATCGGCAAGGCGTTTAGCATCGGCCTCGGCTTGAGCCTTGGCTACTCGCTCAATTCTTGTTAGTTCGGCAGACTCGAGCAGTAAATTAGCCGTAGTGCCTGCGCTAGTAGTTTTACTAATAGAGGCAAGCCGGGCTATCTCGGTTAGTTGGATCTGTACGCGCTCGTTATAAGCCTCTTTAGCCATTAGCGTACCGGCCGTGGCTATCGCGGCGTTATATTTTTTAAACGCATCCTCACGAGCTAACTCTTTATCGGCCTCGGCCATTTTGCTACCGTTAATAACGCCAAGCTCAGTTAGTAACTGCTTATTTAATGACTCGAGAGTAGCGTTACTAATAGTAGTAACTCCAGCTAAACGCTCCATATCCGCGTTTTTTTGGAACTTAGCGAGTTCATCGATTTTCTTTAGAGCCGCATCGCCTTTGTCCTCCTCGATCAGCATAAGCGCCTCAAGGCGTAGCTTTGTCTCTTTATCGTATGTAGCTCTAAGAGCTGCAGCGAGCGAAATCCGGGTGCTATCAAAAACGGCCTCGGCTTTAGTAAGGGCTATTTTAGCCTTTTCTGCTTTAGCCGCCTTGGCTTGAGCTGCCGCTAATTCTTTTTGGCGTTTAATTGCGGCTGCCTCGTATGCCTTACGGGCTGCCTCGTCGGCTGCACTTGGATAAATACCTACCGCCATCGATCCGACGTAGCCCATTTTAATACGATTAAAGGATGCCTTAAACGCTTTTTCTTGAGCATCTATAATCCGTACTACTTGATTTTCGTAATCATCAAACGGATTTAACGAGGCTAAAATAGCTTGGTCGCTTGTTAGATAATAAAGTTTCTTAAATCCAAATACGGCAGTAGCCACCATATCGGCTATTTTTACGGATAGGTCCTCGATTTTGCTTACAAACTCCTGAGGATCTCCAGCCGCAAAAGCCGAGACTAAAGCATCGACTAAAGCGCCGCCTATTTTCTCCTGGGCTTCTCCGGCTGCATTTGAGATTAGCTCAAACTTACCGGCATAAGTCTCTAAGTAAGCTGCATTAGATCCGGTAAATTGCTTGTTTAGTTTAGCCTGTATCTCATTAAAACTCATCGCCTTTAGTTCGGCTTTAGTTAGGCCGAGATTATATTTAGATAAACTCTTAGTTTGCCCTAGGTAAGCCGCACTCAAATCGGAAACTACGGTTTCGTACTCCACGCCCGAGCCTCGGCTTATGTCGAGAGCCTGCGTTAGGAGCTCTTGAGATTTAGTTAGGGAGCCCGTAGTTTGTAGTAATTGTTGCATCGCTGGCCGTAGCTGGTCATCGGTAACGGCGGCGGCCTGAGATAGATCGGATATAAACTGCTCGATCTTAGGAGTCTCAAAAGCTAGCCCGAGATTTTCTACCGACTTAGCTAGTCTAAAAGCTGCCTTCTCATCTTGTATAAAAGCCTTAGCCGCAGCTTTACCAAAATTAATTATGGCCGTAGTACCGAGAGATATACCTAGGGCTGCGCCTAATTGCTTAACGCCTTTACTTAGACTCTTTACTTGCTTTTCGCCTTTAGCAAGAGCTTTACCGTCCCACGTGCTAACGGCACTTACGACGAGGCTAGGTAGATTACGCGCCATTATGCGGCCTTTGTGTAGGAGCCTTGGTTAAAGGCTTTAACGGTATTTTCGATAGCTTTAATTACTGCCGCCTGAGCTTTACCCTGATCCTCAGCCCACGCTCTAAAGATCATACGGCCGCGCTCCTCGCGCTTACTGCCATAGAGAGGGCCCATACGACTAACAAAGTGCCCACCGGCTCCGGGGTTATTAGATTTACTAGCTGCAGATCCGCCCGGGTTAGTACGTCCAGCGGTCTCATAGATCGCGCCGGCAGCTGACTTATTAGCTACATAATACAAAGCTCGCCATCCATTTTTATTACGTTCACCGGCAGGCTGCGAGTAGTAAATACCCTTTCGTACGGTCGAGTAATCATAAAGCGGAAAACGTCCAGTACCGCCATCGGCGCTTTTGCTCCAGTTATAAAGGTTATCCGGTTGAGGCGATGGGGCATACCCTCGAGCTTTGTCCCGGATAGGGATCATTACTGCGCGTATCTGCTTATTCATCTCTTTAAGTAGATCGGGATCTACTTTACGGATCGCTTTTATGGTGGCCTTAACGCCTTTTACTTCTACTGGCATATCGCTCGGCCTCCTTAGCTTGATCGTTTAATACTTTTATTAACATCTTAAACATTTCCGTATCGAGATCGAGGACCGACTGAGGCGAGATCCCTAACCGTATAGATAGCTGGGCTACCTGATAGGTAAGGGTATCTCGCCCTAGTCTAAAGGTTCGTCGTCTAGGACCTCGACCTTTACTAACGTATCGAGAAAATCAGGACCAAAAGGTTTAACTACTACTCCTGCCGTTTTAAGGCACTCGTGAGCTAAAAAATAGAGGTCCGTTTGTTTAGAGTCCTCGATAAAGGCTTTGTGAAAACCTTTTTTTACGTGGAGTTCAAAGGCGTACTCAATCCTTGGCGTGATTTGATGCTCTGTAACCTCGCCTGTAGCCCTTGTTATTTTGAGTCGTGCCATTTGTTGCCCCTTTGTTAGTTGGTTATGGTGTTGTATCTACTACGATTACTGAGTTACAAGTAAACGTAATGCTTTGAGTAGAGATATCTCCTACTGCGCCGTTAATATCTGTAGTGTTATTAACGAGTACGGTAGTTTGATACTCAGGGTTAGTAGCTGAGACAGCTGCGCTAGTCTGCTTAAGTGTTAGAGGCACTGTAGTACCCCAAGCAGCTTGGAGAGTCGCTAGGACTTCACCGACGGCGGTATCGTTTAGGAAATCAAGAGTAACCGTAGAGGTCTCTAGGCCCTTAGCGTACCGTCTCGCGGAATCGCCCATAGCAGTTACCTCGAGCTCCTCAAATACGCGGTTAATAGTTGCGCTTGTTACGTGATCGGATAGGTCTACCGAGTTAAGGGTTACGACCACTCCATTACTTAAGAATACGGCCATTGACCTATTCCTCGCTTTCGGTTGTAGTTGGTATTGGTTTTACTTTTGCTACTTTGACCGGTTCAGGCTCGTCTACGATCTGGCCGATCTTTCGCAAAAACTTTAGGTCATCCTCTGTATATGGCATTTATTAACTCCAGCTCGTGAGTATTGAGATATTAAAATCAGCGGTAAGTAGATCCCCACTTTGTACGCTAAGTACTGTAGGAGCCGACATACTGCTAACGTTCATTACGATATTTGAGGCAGCGAGTTTATTAAAGACTGCTACCGCTAGGGTTTCGATCCCGTTAAGGTTCCCGTGATTGTCTAACATCGGCACCGTCATAATCACTTTTAGGTTTGCTAAAGGTGAAATAGCCGAGTAAGTATTATTACTTGGAGTTATGTAGGGATCTGCCGGGGCCACGATTACGCTATTAGCGGTGATAGTTGGAGGCGGAAAACTGTAGGTATTCCATACGTTCGGGTTAGCTAAAGCAGTAGCTACGTTCGCTCGTAGCGTAGTAATGGCGGCTGGCATTTAGCCCACCATACTATTTGGATTTTGGTAGCCGCTTATTAACCCTCTAATCTTGCCGATCATTGAGTTTCCCATACGGTAAGGGCTAGGACTAAAACCATCGATCGTCACGCCGCCGGTCTGTGAGACTTGGCGAGCTTGGAAAATATCTACGGCAAGGATCATCGCGGCCTCGCGGATCGCCGGGGTAGTTGCATAAGAGTTAGTTTTTGTATCTGCTCCTACGGCTGAGCCATAAGGTAATACGCGTTGGAAATTGACGTTAGCCGCTACCTTTGTAAATTGAATAAAGCTAAAACCGGCTGGCCAGTTCCACATATTAGGGTTCCATACAAGGCTAGGTATCTGGTTTACCGTACCGGCGCTCCAAGGCATCGTACCGGTAATCGTATACGTGCCGTTAAAGGTTGAGCCGCATCCACTCAAGGTAACGCTTTGGCCAGTAGTAAAGGTCATAGGGTTAGCGATCATCGCAGTAGCTACGTTATTTTGCAACGTTACGCCTACTACCGGAGCTGAGGCAAACCACAAAAACTGGTTTAGGAGATCCTGCGCGGTTTGGCAACAAGTCTCCACGATATCCGAGGAGTAAAGGTTTTCGATACCAAGATTAGCGCGTAGCTCGGCCTCGGTGACGTATGTAGCTGGCATCTTTACTCCTATCTTAAAAAGGGCCGGTAGGGCTCAAAGGGCTAAGAGCCCTACCGACTATTAGTTTTTTTAGCTTATGCCTTCGCAAACTTGATAATACCGTTAGGCATCTTTGCGATAGTTGCCATAAAGCCGTAGATCGCTACCTGTACTTGTAGGTTAGATACTACGTTTACTGACATATAAGCCTGTGGTCCACGGTAAACGGTGAAAGCTTCAGGAGCCAAAATAATCGCTGAGTTATCATCGACTGTAGTAGCTGCAAAGTTCTTGTCTACGTAGAGATCAAGGCCGAGTACGTTACCGCGGATAGACTGAGGGCCTACCTGACCGGCTGCGTTCATTGGCTGAATAGCGTTATAGATTGGTCGCTTTGTCGAATCGACTGCGCCCATTAGTAGCTGCCACTGTGCGGCGTTACCGATATAGTTCTGAGCAAAGTAACCGGTGTTCTTGTAAACAAGAGCAGCCGCTTCCGATGCGTAAGAGATAATTCCATCGCTATCTGCAGTAGTAGCAGTTGAGTTAGTACCTGCAGTTACGAGAGCTGAAAGTACTGCGGTGTCGATAGAAGTAAGGTACGCATTTTGGAGCTGATTTGTAAGCTCTGCATAGAAATTGGGATCTGAGCGCTCGAGGAGTTCGACGCTCAGTGTATTCATACCGGAATACTTGCTTACTGTACCGGTTAGATACTCTGTAACCATACCTGTATTAGATACGGCACCAGCTTCGGCCTCTACTGTAACTGTTGGAGCTACACCAGATCCACCGCCAGCCGAGGTAACAAGTGACGGCACGGAAATTGACATACCGCTTGTAGGCAAGGTCCCTTGGCTGCAGGCATCTATGGCAGGAGTTCCAAATCGAGTATTTGTTACAAACTCTGAGAGGTACTGAGTTGGATTAAACGCAGGGTTAGTAGAAAAAGAATCGTCTGCGGCAGTTACATAAAGGCGAGAATCTTCGCTACCGAGTGCAGCTTTGATCTTGTGCTCTGTGTATGTAGCCATAGATACGATCGGTGTACGGACTCGCTGAGAGTCAAGTACTGATGGACGGATGATCTTACGAGCAGCCTCGACCTTTTCAGCCTCAGCCGGTGCATCTACCGGAGTTTCATCCGGTGTATTTTCAGGGGCAGTGGTCACGGCCTCCTCCATTTCTGTTTCTGTTTCTGTTTCGATCTCTACGATAGTCGTAGAAATAGTAGTGGTTTTTTCTTTTGTACTTGTTGCAGCTTCTAGCTCTGCACGTGCGGCCATAATTTCATCGACTGAGGCACTTGCAAAGGCGGCACTCTCGACAAGTGATACCTCTTTGAGGACTGCCGCAGTCACGAGCAAGTAATCTCCCATCGGCTTAGAGGCAGTTACATCCACCCCTACGGATAAGCCGCTAACGAGATTTTCCTGCGCAAGGAGTAGGGCATCTTGTCCCCGAGAGCTCATACTCAAGCGAAAGGATCCGTAAACGCCAGCGGTAGAGTCGCTAAACGAAATAGCGCGCCCTACCGGTTTATCTTGTTGGTGTTGCGACAAAAGTTTAATAGCGCTGGCATCGGGAATAGCAATCGAGCCACGCTCGAAAACTACCGGGCCTGCGCTTGTGTGTCCCACCTCGCCATAAGGTGCAACAAGTCCGGATACGATCCGGCGCTCTGTGTCGGCGGCTTGGATCTCTTGACTAAACGTTAGTAGCACTTGTATCTCCTAGCGGTGTTAGTTGCTCCATTTGTCGAGCTTGGTCTACGTTAATTAAATCGAGATTTAACATTTTCTCGATAATATCTAAACGATCTTTTGCATCGACACGTAAAAAGGTATCGTCTACTGCAAACCGTACCTGATTGGATGAGTTAGTAATATCGTTCATCGAAAGGCGATCCTCAATAGCAGATATATAAGGTTGCAGTGAGTACGCTACAAACTCTTTACGACCATCTAATATATTTTGGTAAGTCATAGAGTTATTCATATCCGCGCTAATTAAATAGCTCGGTACGTTCATCGCGCGGCTAATTTCGGTAGCGAGGTATTGGCTGAAATCTACGTAGCCCATTTCTTTAGGACTAAAGCCGATATTTTCTGCACTGAGAGTAGAGGTTAAATATGCAGTGCTACGATTTCTACGCGCTGAGTTCCATCCGGCTAATATGCCTTGGATCTGTGACTCGGGTAGATCGGCTCCATTATTTTTTAAGATAGTAGTAGCCATTGGAGTAGCTGCACTTACCGCCGCTGCCTTTTGGACATCCCACGCAGCTTTAATAGTCGTACTTGCAGACTGTAATACCCCAGGTAAAAGAGATTGGAAAGTTACAAGAGATCCGATACCGGACATAGGTACAAGCTGACCATCTACGAAATAATCTTTAACCTCTGTACCGTATTGGTTAGTCGTATAGGTGACTCGATTATTAGCAACCCACTCAAAGCCTGACGGTCTGCCATCATCGGCGTACAAACTTGTAACGCGCCAGTAAGCGACCGCATAAAACATTAAACTATCTACGGTCGCAGATATAGTAACGCTGCGAGGCTGGCGCTGATCTGGTTGCTCTAACCAAACCGGAGAGCCTAACTTTTCACCAGTAGATTTTTTATATAGTCCTAAATCGATTGAGGAGATAACTCCAGCGACTAAATTACGGCAACGTGCAACGCTGCTTACTTGTAGTGCAAAATTACGATCAATACCTACGCCGTTATAACCAAAAGACGAGTTAGTATTAAACGATCCGTAGCCGTATGTAGTATCCATTACGGCCGGGGCATACTGAGCTTCTACGGTCTGCTTTTCAGCTGACTTAAAGCCTAGAGTTTGTAATAGTCCCATAGTCTCCATTTTCCCATATAGTCAAGCATTAGTACGGCTTTGTGTCGCGTGTCTAAACGTATACTTTAGCCTCACCTAAAGGCTGAGTAAGTACGTGTACGACCATACTTAAACCGATCGCAATATCTACGGGCCCGGCTGATTTACGCCGGATAATACGCCAGCTCGCATCGGACTCTTTAGCCGCGCAGTTAGCCATAGAGGTAACTAGCTCATCTTGCCCCGAGTGCACAAGTCTACGATTAGATAAAGCCTCGTAGAGATCGCCGGAGGCTTGGTAGCCCTTGGTACCGGATATGTCCATAATTTGTATGCCGTTTACCTCAAGGCGTTTAGCTATTGAGGCCGTCGTATACTTGTCGTAGCAAACTGCCCGAGGGTAATAAACCTTGGCCCACTTGGCTATAGCGTTAGCTACAAAGAGCTCATCTATAGATACGTCGGAGTGAAATATCTCTAAGACCGCTACGCCTATACGGCCATCCTCGAGGACTTGGCCCATAACAAGCGACCCGTCTCTACGACTCGGTGCCACGTCAAAGGCAAAAATAGTAAGCGGCCCGGGTACAAGCTTTAGGTCTTTGTCGCCGGACTCCTCTACCGATAGGTGCGGCCAAGGTGAGGACGTGCTACTTATCCACATACAAAGGAGTTCGGTTTTTGTGGTCTCGATTGGCTGCGTAGCTACTGCCTCCTCAAGAGCTGCCTCAGTGACGGTATAGCCGAGGGCCGGGTTAGCCATAGCCCACGCATCGCGGTCATTAATTTTAGCAAAAGGAGGAGCCGAGTATTCGTAAAAGCCAAAAGTCTCAGGAGGATTAGAGAGAGCTCTCTCGCGTAGGTCATTAAGTACGGTGCTAAAACTATCTCCTGCGTTACTGGTGAGTAGGGTTTGAGCATTAGCTTTAGCTCGAGTCGTAGGCGTAGCTGCCCGGTAGCCCTCCTCGCTAATTTCTCGGATCTCATCTATATACAAAAACGAGGCGGTACGTCCACGAGATCCGTCACGGGTTGCAGCTACTACGTCTAACCGGTGCCCATTTTTAAGCTCGATCGACTCGGTGCCGTTGGCATACCGGATCTGCTTAACTTGCCGGCTTAGATCAGCTGAGCCCTCGATGGCGTAGCACACTTGCCTAAAGGTATCTAAAGCCATCGATCGGTTCGAGCTCATAATGAGCACGTTAGGGCTATCAAATAAAAACATATGCCCTAGCATCATCATACGAGCAAGGTGCGTTTTACCTTGTTGCCGGGCACAAAGTACGAGGTTTGTCTTACGGATAAATAAATTATCCTCCGAGACCGAGGTCATATCTCTAATTACGAAATCTTGCCAAGGTAAAAGAGGCAGCCCGATACTCTCGGCAAGCTGCGCGATCTCATCGCCCCGGTTAGGGCCCTTAAGGTACGGACTATGTAGCCGAGGCTCAGTAGCCCCATAGCGAGGCGTTTTAGTTTCGGTCATAGTCCTATCAATTCTGCTCAGTTTGGCCCACGCAGGGACCGCTAGGGACTGTACCAGTGGTTATCGGGGAGGTATAGACTGG